AATCGCATCCGTCGACGGAGTAAATCGTTTTTTCCCCAACCCATGATGCCCCGCGATCTTCCGAGAACATGATGTTCAGAGGTGAAGATTCCGACGTGTCATGCCTGTATCCGGCATCAAGGAACGCGATCATGACCCCGTCGGCTGGGTTGTAGACGGCGCTTGCGCTCCAATAATGCATGGCCCCGTCGCCGATAGCCACCCGAGATGACCCGTCCATCGGGTTGTCCAGTCGCTTGGCGCGCATCGCCGTCTTGACCGAACCGACGACGAAACTACCGTTGTGATACCTGGCGCCAGTCGGGATCGCCGCGACCGAATAGGCGAACCCATCAAGGTCGACATGGTGTCCAGGGTACGCCGCCTCAAGCAGCGCGAAGGCCGCGCTGTCGTCGGCAACGCCGTTGCCTTCGGCTCCGAAGTCCTTGACGCTGACACGCTCGCCCATCTTGCTCATGGCCGAACGCTCGACGGAGCCAGTCCCGGACTGCATGAACGTGCCAAGGTCGTAGACGGCGGCCGTCGCTTCGATTGCCGTGCCGGCAAGGTTCCATCGCAGGTATTCCCCGGCTCCTGGCGATTCGATTGTGATGCCAGACAGACCGGACCCGATCGACACCGCCGGGGATCGCCCGACGATCTCGGCAAGTTGCTGGATCTGGATTGTCGCCCGGTCCATGGCGTTGTTGATTACCGTCGGGTAAAACCCCCCTTGGTTGGTCAAGTCCATGGTTTGCGTGATCGGGATGTTGGTGCGGATCGTCAGCGAGTTCCCCACTGGCAGCGCATCTGGCAGCGTGATCGTTCCGCCTGGCGTTGCATTCTGGTCGGCATTCAGCGCGACCGTGTAATTCGTCGTCAGCGCCAGCGTTTCTTCGTTGTCATCGGAATCGATTTCTGTGACAAGCAGATCAGATGTCGAAAACACCTTGAACGAGAACGGGAAGGAAACCGTGACACCGTTCCCGGCATATGGCCCGGCCTTTCGGCTGGTGCTTGAAATGGTCATGCGCGGCCTCCTGATGAGTAGCCGACAGGGTATTGTTTTGCCATGGCGATACGCGCAGCGTTATCGCCCACGACTCTCCGGGCTCGCTGCGCCAGTGACAACGCCACGAGTGAAATCGATATCCCCGGTGGGATCTGTTTTTCCTTGCGCAACACCGGACACGTATCCAACCGGGCGGGCCAAGGCATGCGCCGGCAGCCCGGTAGCGATGGAGATCAGCGTCGAAACGTCGCGCACCGCGCGCTGTGCATCGCCCTCCCCCTTCACCGCCTTGTAGAGATCGAACGGCACGCCTGCGCCGGCTTCCATAGCACCAACAGCCGGCGCAACGCTCATCCGGTCATCAACCGGGTTGCCGTTGAACCGGGCGATGGCACTGTTTGCGGCCGCCCCAACGACAGGGACCATGGCCGTAATGTTCCGCATCGGGCCATAGACGAACAGCGCCATCAGCCAGTCATCCAGGTATTCACCGTCCTTGTCGTCGTCGCCAGGGCCTCCCTTGAACATCTGCGCGACGGCCTCGGCAACCAAGGCCGGGGCGTAAAAGCCGAGCAGCAGGATATAAGCCATACGTCCAGCACCCTTCTTCAGCCCGGCCTCTTGCATTACCTTCCCGATCTCGCTGCCGAGCAGGTTCGCCTGCATGTTGAAATAGCCGGCGAACTGCGTGAACAGCCTGGCATAGGCCGGACCGGATTCGATTCTGCTGATGTCCTCCGGCAGCGAGCTTCCTTGTGTCTGCCGGATGACAGAATCTGCCAGCCTGGCTGCATCCTTCGGGTTGAACTTTTCCTCCATCGCCTCGTTGTATGCCCCCATCCAGATGATCGGCCCCATGACGTTATCAACCGCTTGCTGAAGGAAGAACGAATGCCGTTTCGTCCATTCCTGAGCCCGTTCGTACAGCGTCGGATCGATCATGATGCTTTCGATCTCGCCAAGCATCGCATGCACCTCGCCATCCATCCGGTGCGCCATGTAGGGCGACAGCCTAGACACTTCGGCGGCAGTTTCGCGCGGCGCATTGATGTAGCGCGCCGTGGCAGACGCAAGGCTTGACGGCCTGACCTTCAGCCCGGCCAGAAGCACTCCAGTGATCTGCTGCGCCGCGTTGCTGACGTTGGCGAACATATATGCCATGCTGGTACGGTTTCGAATCGTGTTGACCATTCCCGTCATGAATCCGGCGCCGGCTATTGGCGTCGTTACCTGTTGCCGTGCCGTGCGGTTCAGCCACGGGCGCAACATGCCAGTGATCGCCCCATGATCGCGTCGGTTAATCGCGTCGGCAACAGGTTCGAATCCGATCAGCCGGGCGGCGTCGCGTATCGGAACCTCAAGATGCGAGAAGAGCAGCACCCTGTCGATATGCTGCGGCAAGGATCGCATGTCGAGCAACAAAGGTCTGTTGTATTCGACGCGCGATTTCGTGAACCCCTTGCTGGTGCTCGGGAACACGTAGGACATGCCATCATTCCCTTCTTCGACCAGCTTTTTCAACTCCATGTCCTTGACGATTCGGCTGTCCACCATCGCAGGAACGTAGCCTCCACGGTAGGCGCCAAACGGAGTAACGAACGGAGTAGCTGTAACCTCTTCGAAGTACTTGCCTGTAGCGTCTCGGTGCGCCTGCTGCGCCGCAGGCTTCATCGCCTCCATCTGGTCCCAAACCTTCTGGGCAAAGTCGTAGTGCGCCTTTGTGAGCTTGCCTGAGTCGATCATGCGAGCGACGAACGCATCCCACCGGCCGGTGTCGATGGCCCCGCCGGGCAATACGGATGCCCATCCTCTGCCGACCAACAGCTTGCGCTTATTGCTTTCGTTTCCGGTGTGCAGGATCGCATGCAGGATCTCGTTCATGGCCACCCCGCCGGATTCTTTGCCGAAGGTGTAGCCAAGCTCTGGCGCAGCGACCAGACAACGAGTCATGGACGGAGCGATCGCCAAGAACGCATCCCGGAAAGCGCGCAGCCTTTCGGCCTTCGCTGCTCGGTAGGCGTCAGCGGCATCCTTGATCGGTGTCCAAAGGTATCGCCGGAACGGCCCGAACCTCTCCCCGCCGTCCTGCTGATCGACCCACGATTCGACGCGCCGCAGAATGGCCTTGATGGATGAGAAATTCATCGCGCGCATTTCGTCGTCAGTGATTGCGCTTGATTCTCCTGGGGCATGCTGCGTAATCCCAAGCTCTTGCATGCGCCTGAACAGCGCATCCGCAACGGTCTTTCGGTCCATCAGCACGCCGTCGATCTCCATCGTCCGGCTGCGCTCAGCCAAGTGCCATAGAGCATCAACATCTTCCTTCAGTGCCCGCAACTCATCGAGCGTCAGATCCTTGATCGGCTTGCCGTTGGCTTCCGCTTCTTCAACTGCTTTGCGGATCACGTCGGCCATCCATGTGGGATCATTCTTCTGAACGACCTCCACATACGCGACGGCGGACTTTGCCTTGCCGCCGTAGCCATACGCTGCCAGCACCGCCCGCGCGGCATTCACCAAATCCATGTCGCGAGACTTCCCTACCGTCGCATCCTTGCCGCCGATTACCCGGCGGAAGAACTCATCGATCTTCCTCGCTTCCTCGATGGCTTCATGCGCCGCACGGGTGGCATAGATGTTCAGCAGTTGAGTCCTCTTCTCCGATGCCGCCGTTTCGATGTCGCCGGACTTCTCAGCCTTTGCTGCCGCACGCCCAGCACGCGCCGCAGATCCGGAGTATTGCGCAGGCTTGATGTCGCGGATTTTCAGGCGGCTGATCATCGCATTCGAAAACTCCCGAGCGGCCGCCGGCAGAACGGCGAACGTCCGCCTCCTGCCGTTCCGATCATTCCCGGCATCCCCGCGCACATTGAGCGCCTTTTCGAGCGTCGCAAGCTCGGTCGCAATGGCCCTGGCCCTGACTTCATTGTGGATCGCCATATCGGCGGCTTGCGCGATTGCTTCCGGCGAAGACAGTTCGCCGAATTGCTCAAGCATTCGCTGATCGGTCAGCGCATCTATCATTTCGAGCGGAGGAACTGCTGCGACGAGCGCCTGAACAAGCGCATCACCACTCCCGAACTCGGGGAACAGTTCGGCGACGACATCCGGGTGCAAGCCGCCGGCAGCGGTCATCCTGCGGGCCTTCAAGACCTCTATCTGGTCGCTCGATAGCGACGTGTCACGCAATCCGTCGAGGTTCAGACGGCCAGCACGCAGCCCGCCATGGTTGGCCATGTCTTCGCCAGCTTTCGGCGGCTGGTCCATCATCGACGACGCGTCGACGGCGTTGGAATACTGCGGGCTCCCTCTAAGCTCATCGGCGAACAACTGTTCCAGCTCGCGCACGTCGACCCTGCCGTTTTCGTCTTGCGTCAGGTATCCGTGCTGTGCAAGTGCCTCTGCCATGCCGTCGATAGATAGTCCGCCTTCGACGCGCCACACCGGCATACCGAACACGCCGCTGGTTGGCTTGTCGGCCGGATCGGTCCCCCACGTGCTGACGGCTTCAGCCTTGTTGATACCGCCGAGCTTGGCAATTGCCTTGAACAGCGAATCGGTTTCAGGATTCAGTTCGCGAGGATCGCTCTTTGGCTTCGCCGCCACGTCGACCACATCATCCGCACCGATCTTGGCCGTCAGGAACTGCCACGCGCGATATACAGGCTGGCTCATCACATCACGGCGGGCAGTCATCTTGACCTCTGCACGCTTGGCCTTCGACTCCTGTTGCAACTTCTTCAGCACGCGGACGCGAGCATTCTTTATCCATTGCATGTCGCGCATGCCTCGCGCCTGAAGTTCCTCGATTGCGACGTTCGTCGCATCCGTACCAAGCGCGTGATAGGCGGCGAAGTCTTCTTGGCTCATGCCCGCTTGTTCTGCCGTCGAAAACAGATTGATCATGCTTCGGGCCTGTTCCGCCTGCTTGATGTCTTCGGTTGTTGCCAGCATCCGGTCGAAAACGCCGCGCACTTCTGGTGTCAGGGAAACGTTCAGCGACTTGAGCGACGTGTAGACCTTCAGCAGCCAAGCGCGGAACCTCTGAAACACGCCATGCAGCTCGATCGATGGCGCTTTGCCCTCGGCCAAGTACAACTCGAACCCGCGCGCGAACTTCTCGTGATATGACCGACGCTCCTCGAATTCGAGATTCGCCCACGTTGGCAGATCCGCAACTCCGAACCAGTCGAGTACGGCCTGCATGTCTTGCTGCACGGCGGCTGGCGCCATCGGCTGAGATGCGAGATCGGCCATGACCTCCAGGAAGAAATGCCCGGACTCGTGCAGGAATGTCGATAGGTTCGCGTCTTTGAGAAGCGCTATGGTGTTCGTCGAAGGGTTGAATGTTCCCCGGGGAGCCTGGTCGGATTGGCGCAGAATGTTCGCCTCTCGAATCG